ATATCAAAGCTCTTCAGCCACTCGATGCCTTCCTCGACCGACTTCGGCCCCTTCACCGCGGGCAGTATCTTCGGGAAGCCGTGCCGCCGCATGTGGCTGATGGTCTCTGGGCGCGCCGAGTCCGCGATGATCGGCCAGCGCTCGGCGTCCGGCACCGTCATAAACAGATCGGGCGTCGACGTGATCTCGCAGCCGACCATATATGCCTCGTAGTCGACGTACAACGTCCTCCCAGCGATGTAGCAGCGGACCAGCACCGTAGGGTCGACTGCGAAGCCCCAGTCCGCCCCAAGCCGGTGTGTGGCGTCCGGCGGGGCCTCGAACTCCTCGATGCGCCAGTTTCGGAAAACGCGCGCCTCGCTGTTGGTCAGATACGACCCCATCCAGACGTGGCTGTACTTCTCGGGGTCGCGGGAGCGGTCGTATTCCATCTCGGCGCGCAAGACGCTCGGGAACCAGGGGTTGCTGTCAAAGTTGACGCGCAGAAACACTGTTTTCGGCGGCGGGTTCTCGCTTAAGAACATCGCATCAACCGGATCGTCCGCCCTGTTCGGGTTCCACGTGAAGTAGATCTGGCTGTTCGGCTTGCGGATCGTCGGAATGAGGATATCCAGGCTCGACTGGCTGACGGTCTGCGCCTCTTCAACCCAGCAGATGTCGATGCCCTCCATCGACTTGATGCTCTCAATGTTCGTCCGCAGACCCGCGAACAGAATCAGCGAGCCATTCTTGCCGCGGATCTCGGTGTCTGTTGAGACGAAGAAGTCGCGCAACCCCGCGCGCTCAATCGTATCGTCGAGCAGGCGCTTCACCGAGTCCTTGATCGACTTCTGTATCTCTCGAGCGCAGAGAATGCGCAGCTTCGTCGACGCCGCGCGCAGGATAAGCACCGACGCGACGGAATAGCTCTTGCCGCTGCCTCGGCCGCCGACGAGGGCGAAGTACCGCGCGTCCTCATCGAAGAGCTGCTCGGACCATTCGGGGAGGTCGATATTAGGCATCTGCCGCCTTGACGAATCGAATGCTGATATCCGCTTTGACCGGGTTCTCTTCGTCGCCGGAATGCGTGATCTTGTCGCCGTACTTCTTCGGCGCCAGCTTGGAGAGCAGCCACTTGCGGCTATCGACCTGCAAACGATGCTTCTGCACCGCCGCCCAGTCCTTCTTGCCGTCCGGCTGCACGCCCACGTCGGCGTCGCTCAGCTCGAGAATCTCCTGCGCCATGCGCTCGATCAGATCCTCTCTCGCGCGCGCGTATTCTACAGCAAGTTGCGGATCCTCATCGACCCAAAACCCGAATGTGCTCTGCGCAACACCCGCCGCTTGACACGCCTTGAAGGCGCTTTTGCCTTCCCGCATCCCCTGAAGCACCGCGTGGATCTTGCGCTGCTTTTCCTCCTCTTGCTCTGGCGTCTTAGTTCTGCGCGCCATCGTCCATCACCTCAACCAGTTTATCAAGATAGTGTCGCGCTTTCTCAACATCCATCCGCCCGCCTTTGCCCGGCACGCCGTCTGTCTTAACGCGGGCCAAGTATGCTATCGCAGAGCCCAGCAAGAAACCCGCGAACGCCTCCCGGCTCATCCATGCCTGCATCGCATCCCACGGCTGAATCGCCATCTTGGCGTAGTGATCCCCGCCGACCTGGCGGGAGCTGGGGTCGTTGCTCATTATATACTCCGCCATCAGAAATTGTTTTCGAGATTAATGCGCACGAACTTATAAAGATCCGGCCGCTTTGATTTCATTATTGTCGCGTCCTTGTTCCGCGACCGCAGCCTTTGCCCGAACCTGTCCCACCACAACCAATAGTTCGCCTTATTCTCAACGGGAGTATTAGCGAATACCTTTACAGACAAATACCGACCGGTCGGATCGGTGTTTCTAGTGTAGACGCTCCACTCCGAGCCGTACATCTCGCGCAGCTCGAACGCCTCCTCAAATCCTTCGGGAACATTCCCAGAAAACATCCTCACTTTCTTCCTTCTCCTCCTGCGTAACTTTGTCGCCGCTGCGGTAACAAGTAACAGTAACACACCCCATTTTCATATATGGGGGTGTGATTACGTGTTACCTGTTACCACCGCCTAGCCCCCAACCCATTTACCGTAAATTTATATGCTGTTACCACGTGTTACCGCTCCCCGCTTATTCATCAATTGATAGAACCATCTGAGCGGCCGTGCCGGGGTCCACGACGAGCCATCCGCCGGGATGAGACGTGATAATCTCCGCCGCCAGAAGGTTATATATGATTCGTCCGCTGGCGCTCTCCTTGGCGTAGACTTTGGCAGTCGATTCCTTCGTTCCCTCATGGTTGATTAAATACGAAATAATATCTTCCTTTGAAACAAAGGGTTTTCCCTCGATTATCTCTCGATTACCTCGACGCCACGCATTACCCAGACGCCGAATATCTCCCGCAGCCTGGGTCTCCTTCTTTTTTGGTTGTTGCTCCTCCGCTTCTGCCTCGGCGAACACTGCGCCCTTGATCTCCTCGCCGTCCTCGTCCACCCAGCCGAGCGCCACGGTCTGCATCTTTCCGTGCAACGGCTGCGGCATTTCCGCGTCCTTCATCTTGGTGCAGGAGATCTCGATGGTGCCGGTCTCCTGCCGTTGAACGAGGATTGATGAGTCCACGGAGGCCTTCCAGGCGGAGCTCCCGCGGGCGCGCCCTTTGGCATCGACGCTGTTGCCGACGTGGTGGACGATGGCAACGCCTGCTTTGAACACGCTGGAGACGATGCCAAGCTGGCTCAGAAAGCGCCGGGCGTCCTTGCTCGAGTTCTCGTCGTTCTCCATGTGCGCGTTGAGGGTATCGACGATGATGTAAGCCACCTGGTCGTCGTCCGCCACGATATCCCGCACGGCACGGATGATCTGCGACGAGGCATCGTGCGCGTCGATATCAATGGCCTTGTTGGTGATGAGAAGATCGTCGATGCGATCGACGCCGTGGTGGCGGCACCAGGATGCGATGCGCTGGCGCAAGCCGTAGTGCCCTTCGCCGGCGAGATAGACAACGATGCCGGCTTTCGTCTTGAGCCCGCGCCACGGCTTGCCGGTGGCGATATGGCAGGCAACGTCGATCATCAGCATCGTTTTTCCGCCGCCAGACTCCCCGAACACCATCGACAGGGCGTTGTCGGGTATCCAGCCTTTCACCACCCACGGCAGCGGGGAGGGTTGCCCGAGATAAGATGTCGCCCGCGTCAGATAGTAGTCGGCGCTTTTCGCCCGCTCCTTCGCCAGTATCGCCTCGACCGCCTCCGACCCTATCGCCACGCTCGCCGCCACGTCCGCCTCGGGCTCGTAGCGCGCGACGGAGCGAGCGATCTGGCTGACCTCGCTAGTTGGGAGCGGGATCTCGCAGCGCGTCTCGTTGATGACGGTCAGCGCCGCCAGTATCTCCGCCTCGGCCATGCCGAAGCTGCGCATGGCGCCGCCCAGCGCGGTGAGGCCGCTGTTCCGATTGCCCTGAATGAGATTGCCGTTAGCCGCAGGCACGACGCTCTTACGCTGCGCCTGCATGGCATTGAGCCATCGGGTCTTGAGCGTCGCAGGCGCAACGCCGTCGAACGGGTCGGACGACGCTTCCCACTCGTAGGTATTGCCGTTGATCTCGGATGGGAATGCTAGGAAATAGCGCCCGTCGCTCAGAAGATCGACGCCCTGCTCGAGCTTGCAGGATCGAACGCCGTCGACGTAGGCGAAAAGCCAGTGCTGTCCACCGCCCGCGGTGAGCTGGCACGGCCCGTCGTCGTCATGGTCTCCGTTGGCGTCCAGCCAGTCCCGCCAGCCGTCATTGCCGCCGTTGCGAGGGTCGATATCGCAGACGATGAGGCCGGAGACGGCGCCCGCTGCGATGCCGACGTTGTAGTCGGGGTTTTCCTGCCACCAGCGGCGTATCTGCTCGGGGTCGGTTGTCGCATCGTTGACGCCGTGACGCGTGGCGGGCGTCTTGGCGTTGGGGAGCACGGGCAGAACATGCCAGCCCCACGAGGCGTATGCGAGCGCGGCGTCAGCCTTCGTTGTCATTCGTTTCCGCCCGCAGCTCTCTTCGTGTTTTCACCTCCAGCTCATACTGCCGCGCCATCGGCGGGTATTTGCCCCATCGACTGATGACGTGCGGCCAGATGTCGAGCGCCTGGGCAAGCGCCTTCTTGGTTCCGTAGAACTTGATTGCCTCGTCTGTTGTCATCCCTGATTTACCTTTTGTTGAAGCATTTAGGTGTTGACACCATAAGCGAGAGCCTCTAGTATTTCAACCCATGCGCGAACGGATTCACCGAAGGCGCTGACAACGGAGGGCGAAATGCTCAAAGTTACCTTCTACGTCTACTCCAAACTCCTCGGCAAGGAGTTCTTTAACGTCGAGATGCACCGCTCGATGGACGATGCGCGCCTGCGCGCTTGCGCTCTGAACTGGACCATTCACCAGGTAGAGGAGGCGTAAGCGATGGCCATCCAACTCAAACGCTCCTCCGCCATCGGGCATTCAGGAGTAAAAATCTTGTGCTATGGCGCTGCTGGATCGGGCAAAACGTCGCTTATCCCGACGCTGCCGAAGCCAATCGTGCTTAGCGCCGAAGGCGGCCTGCTCTCGATCGCCGACGCGGACGTACCGTTCATCGAGATCAAGACGATCGAGGCGCTGCACGAAGCCTACGAC